ATTCCCTTTATAATATGCACAGCATGGGTAATTATAATAGTTGTCAGGAAATGTAGCTAAATCCGTTAGTGTATTGCTTACCGTATCAAACACAAATGCTTTTTTATGGGTCCCACCAAAACAATATATTTTGTTATCAACTACACAAAATGTACCGGTAAGCCAAGCGTCGAGGAGAGTATAAACATCTTCTGTTTCGCCTGTTTCGGTATTAAAACGAGAAATTTTACCAGTGGATGTTCCTTGTTTACCTTTTCTGCCAGCAATCATGTAAATATATTTTCCGATTGCCCCATTTCCAGAACAGACAGCAGACATTACATCCGGAAGTGCGTACTGCGTCGTAGAAATTACTTCACTACCATAGTTCAGCACAGGACTGCACTCCACAGCATCCGGTTTCTTCTCCAATGGTACCCATAGCTTGGTGGTATCAGAGGGAGGATTTGTACCGTAGTCTATGTTGAGTTTTACCCCCCCCCCGTTGGTAATTATTGGATTGCCATAGATGATGCTCATGCGGTTACCTCCGTTATCGTTACCTGTACCGCCATATCCGCATTGGGCTTTTCGCCCATTGCTTTGGCGGTAAGGGTACCATTGTTGTTCTCAATCCAAAGGGCAGATGTGCCGCTGTCTATGATAACGCCAAGAGCGGTTGCGTCCATCTGGATATCCACCTTGCTGTTTACGGTAATGCCGGAAAGGGTTATGGTCTGCGCATAGGGGCTTGTGGTTCCTGTCCACCCGGCAGCGGTTAGGGTAACGCTCGCTTTCTTTACCTTGCAGGCGTTAATCGCTGTCTGCTGTGCGGTGGAAACAGGCTTATTCATGTCCGAGGTGTTATCGACACTTCCAAGGCCAACCTGCGCCTTTGTAACTCCGTGAGGGTTGGATTTATCGGAAACATGGGTATAGGGTGCCTGCTTCACATTGTCCACATTGCTAAGGCCCACTTGCGTTTTGGTTACTTCGTGGGGGTTGGCCTTGCTTGCGATATGGCCGGGCACATCCGCCAGCGCCGCATTGAATGCCGTTTCCGTACCGGAATAGCCGCCCTCTACGGCGGTCTGATAGGCGGATTTACCATCGGCACCGGCTACGCCTGCGGGGCCTTGTTCGCCCTGCGGGCCAACGGGGCCTTGAACGCCCTGAATACCCTGCTCACCTTGGGGGCCTGTAGCGCCGGTAGCACCAGCCGGGCCGGTAGCGCCAGTCTCACCCTGTGGGCCTGTTGCGCCAGTATCGCCCTTTTCGCCTTTGTCACCTTTAGGGAGTACAAAATCGAACACCGCAGCGGAGGTAGTGCCGCTGTTGGTGACGGAAGCAGCAGCGCCGGAAGTAACTGTACCGACCGTGATGGTAGCAGCTGCGCCGTCTGCGCCCTTTTCGCCAGGTGCGCCCTTTGGGCCTGTTGCGCCTGTCGCACCAGTTTCACCGGTTGGGCCTTGCACACCTTGCGGCCCCTGTACGCCCTGCGGGCCCTGGGGGCCGATGGGGCCTTGCAAAGCACCTACACTTACCCAGTCATTGGCCGTCTCGCTGTAAATGTAGCACTCGCCATCTTCCTGCACATAGTACATCTTATCGTTACCGGCTGGGATCGCGTTTTTCAGCGCTGCCAGTGTAGGATAGCTGTCCTCGATATACAGACTGGTTCCATCTTTACCTGCGGGGCCTACGGGGCCTTGTGGGCCAATGGGTCCTTGCGGGCCTTCCGGGCCTCTGCCGCCGGGAGCGCCTGTTGCGCCGGTGTCACCCTGCTCGCCCTTGGGGCCTGCGGGACCAGCCGGGCCTTGTGCGCCGGTTGCGCCTGTGGCACCTCTTGCGCCGGTTGCACCGGTATCACCCTTGGGGCCAGTATCGCCTTTATCACCTTTGGGGCCGGTTGCGCCTGTGGCACCGGTAGCACCGGCGGGACCCTGTTCGCCTGTTTCGCCCTTGGGGCCTTGGATGCCCTGTACGCCCTGTAAGCCTTGCGGGCCTCTCGTACCCTGTGCGCCCTGTGCACCCTGTACGCCCTGCGGGCCCTGCGGGCCTCTCACACTGACGGCCTGCGGGGCAATGGCGGTGTCCTGAATGGTGAAGGACATAACGCCGCTGGCATCTACAGAGGGAACAATAACGGGGCCTGTCAGGCCTTGGTCGCCCTTCGGCCCCTGCTCGCCTGTGTCGCCTTTCTCGCCCTGCGGGCCGGTATCGCCTTTCAGGCCGGTAACAATGGTTTCGGAACCATCATCGGTTACTGTGCCATTGGCGAATTTCAGGCGGCTGCGCTGCGGCGCTACTGTGCCATCCGGCGCTATGATGATGTGGCCGGAAGAACCGGTGGCTTCCCATGTCTCGCCGTCATTGCTGGTTTCCAGCACCTTGTCACTGTTCAACCGGATGTATTTCACATTACCGGTGATGATACGCTTGGCCAGCTCCGCCTGTACGGTGCTGGCATTACCTTTAATATCTGCTGCGCCCATATTGCTGGCAGCCGCCAGTGCGTTCAGGGCATCAACAAGGCTGTTATACGCAGGAATGACGACCTCACGCACAACAGCTTCTACGGAGAATTGCATTTCACTGACGGAAAGGTTCGGGGTGGTGTCCTGCCCAATTACCCCAACCCTGTTGCCGTCACTATCGGTAAATACTGCATCCGGGGTATAGGGATTGCCGTCGGATGCTTTGATCTTTTCAAACATAGCTTACCCCCTGTACTTTCTCGTTTCTTGGTACTCTACTGCAATGTTCTCGATGCCGAAAGGCTCCGCATTGCCATTGGAGAAGCGGAACCGCACTTTATCAAGGTTGCGCATATCCAGCTTTCGGCCCAGCACCTTCGGAGTTGCATCGGTACTCCATGTCCATTTCGACCAGTCTATATTCTCCCATGAGAAGAAGCGGGCAGTTCTCGCATCAGTCAGAATGGAGATCCACTTGCCGCTGCACATCGCAGAGGCGTTTACGCTCGTCCGAACGAACGCAGACAGCCTGCACGCAAGGTAACGGAAGTGCTTGCTGGAATAGAAGGTCTTGCCATCGATATCTGGGGTTTCCCACTGGCACCCTACTGGTGTGTATGTCTCCCCGTCCATCGTGTCGTTGTAGGAGTTGGGAGCGGTCTCATCGGTATTGAATTTGCATACTTTGCCGTCCGCCGTACCAAAGAACAGTTCGCCGTTATCGTCCCAGATCACCCTTGCGGGTATTCCGGTCAGATAAAAACACTCGTACTGGTAGTTGGAATACGGCTCCCCATCCTCGTAGTGCTTTTGCAGCAGGTCAAGCACATACACGCCAGCACCGGCCGCAATGAAATAAAAGTCCTTGTGGATGCAGGCATAGGCATCGGCGATATTGCTTTCCGAAAGCAGCTTCGGATTGATATAAAAGCTGCGGCTCTGCACATAGCGCTCTCCGGTCACATCGGATGCGGTCAAGGCAAATATGCCGGTGGAGGAAAGGAACAGCGGCTCGTTATCGGTCGGCACAAAGCTGTGCGGAGCGATTGCGCCGTGTCCGGTGATGACATTTCCGGTCTTAAATGCAAAGGTCTCCACGCTGTTGCCGAGATCATCGGTCTCCGTTACCGTGGAGCCGGTGCGCACATACACCGCGCCAGTGGTTCCGCTCTTGTGGGCCGCTATCCTGTCGCCCACGATGGAATAACCTACAATGCGCTCGCTGTCCTCGCCCAGTATCGAATAGGATAGATCGGAAAAATAGGAAAAATCATTCTGCGCCGACCAAAAATCCCTGTTCTTAAAGTTCGGATCGCCGGTCACAAATAGCCGGGTGCCCGTCTCGCCATACACAATACAGGTATCGCAGTTCGTAATGCGGCTGCGGCTCCCGCTCCTGTCCTTGGATGCAGTGATATATACATTGTCCGCGCCCTCCAAAGGGGATTTACCCGGAGCGGCTACGAATGTCACGGCGCCGCTGGTGCGGTTTACAGTAAAGTCTGTAGTCTCCACCTTGTCTACAAAGGAACCGTCAGCTTGCAATACCTTTGCTGTTACAGGTGTTGTATCCAAATTTTCAAGGGAAAGTTGGAATACTGTTGCTGCTGCGGTCTTATCTCCTACATAGAAAGATTCCGTCCACTTATCCGACATGAGGTTGATATCCTCATAAGTTGTTCCGCCGGTACCATCCGGATTTTTATTGATAACGATGCGCGGCACATAGGCGCTGTCCGATACATTAGCCACGGTAAAGGTGCCGTCACTGTGCGTTACCTTGTAGTAGTGTGCTCCATCCAGCAGGTACAGCGCTTTATCAAAGTTCTTGCCAACCGAAAAGGCATCGTTCATGGCGGAAGAGATCAGCGTATCGCCTGCATACAGTTTCGTGCCCGCATGGATAATATCTGTCCCATCCAGAGAGAACCGACCATTGATACGGCCATCGTATACCGCCGTTTTGGCAAAGCCAAGGCGCTTTCTCACTCGGCCGGGGGAGGAACGGATCATGTTCTCGCAGTTGGGGCTTCTTCTTGGGTCGATATTGGTTGCGCCGCTGGAAAAGTCGCAGCCATAAAAGTCGTTAATGACCATGGCATTGGTCTTTACCACATCAGCGCTGGGGAGTTTTGCCGGGGAATATCTCATTTGCTCCCCTCCTTACATCATGAATACGGTTTCAATTACTTGGTGTTTCTCGATGTCCTCGTCCGTCATAGCGCCCACCATCTCTGCAAAGCGTCCGGTGAGGAACTGATTCAGCGCCAGTGTTTCATCAATGCCGCTTGTGGCATCAATGGCCAGCCGAAGCGGAATCAGCGGAACCGCCTTGGGCTCCACCTCTATCTCGGTCGCACCGGAAGCGCCTGCAAGGGTGGCGTGCCGGTGCTTATACTGGATATCGAACTGCCCGCTGTAATGGTACGGGATCGCAATATGGTATTCATCCAGCCGCCGGTAGTCGGAAAAGTCGCGGAAAGCCACGCCGTCACCGGAGAAAAGGATTTTCACCATGCCATTCATCTGCTGGGGCAGCTCATACGGTACCCATGCTATGTGCTCCGGGATTTCTACCAGCGGGAATGCATAAAACGCAGCGTTTCTTACCTGGAACGGGTACTGCGATTCCAACTTGATACTGCCGTTAAAGCTGCCGGAAAGCCGCTGGAACTCAGGAGCGGTAATCTGCCGCCGGGCCCCATCGATAGTCGCTGTTAGAACACCGCAAATTTCAAGCGTGTAGGCTTTTGCATCGCTGTTAGTAAACTCGTAGGTATCACCGGGATAAACCGTCTTAGCTTCAAAATGGGAGCCCTCCATGCACCGAGGCATGTTCTGAACGATGCTGATGGATTCGATCAGCGGGAACTGCGATTCCACCATTGCAACAGCACCGTCCAGCAGGTGCTCCATTCTGTCCTTGTAGTCGGCTATAAATCCGTTGCTTGCGGCAGCGCCGTTTACGGTGGCTTCATCTATCCACCGCAGCGCACCGTTGATGGCATCGTTCTTGTTCATTCAATCACCCCATGTACCCTGCTTCTTCAAGGATGCGGGCGACTTCTTCGGGTACATCCACCCATTCGCCGCGCTTGATCTGATAGGTATAGCCGTTGATGCACACAGGCACTACGACATCTTCCTTGTTCAGCTTGTCCTTCGGCAGACGGATGCGTACCTTCTTGCCCTTGGCGAGTTCCTCGCCGGTCGCTTTTTCCACGATCTCTCCGACCATGTCGGGGTTCTTAATCTCTTTAGCCATGTTAAATCCTTTCTGTAAAAGAAGGGAGGGGTGTTACCCCTCCCTTGTATTTGGTTAGGCAGAAGCCATGGACTGGATGCAGACCATTGCCAGCTCCTGCAGGCGAACAGTAACCGCCATCGCTTTCCAGCCGACACTCGCGCGCTGGTTCAGGGGATCCTCGGTACCGGCGGAGCCAGTGGGCTTGATGATGATTTCAGGCTTGGAGGAGCCGTTCACATCGACCACGCCGTAAGCGTCCTTGCCTACGATAAGGGTCTTATGCAGGGTACCCGCAGTAGCGGTCGTTGCATCGGTGGGGCACATGGTAGTCAGAATGAAACGGACACCATGGATGCGGCCGATCTCGCCCTTCATGATGTTCTCTGCACCATTGTACTTGGAGATATCCTGCCACAGGCTGTCGTTCTGCAGGTCATATGCTACACTGGGATCGCAGAAGCCGATGTAATAGCCGCCCTCCAGGGGCTCGGCGTTGTTGTTGCGCAGGGTGCGCACCGCTTTCTTGATCTCCTCGCTGTTTACCACCTTACCGGCGGCAATAGCGGCAGCGGAAGCAGCGCCGCCAGCAAACTGCTGGGAAGTACCCTTGAAGATAACATCCGCGCAGCGGGTCTCAAGGGTCTTGGCGGCGTTTTCGCCCATCAGCGCAGCGGACTCCGTCAGGACGGGGTCGATGCCGACCATGCTGATCTTGTCGGACAGGCGGACCCAGTTGCCCTCCTGTGCCACAGTAGCGGTCACAGCGGTGATGGACAGGTTGTCGCCGTCAGGGGTCACACCCTCGGTCAGGGATGCCGCAGGGACATCAAGGGAGTTGAAGCGGCGGAAGTTGATGGTGTCGCCCTCGTTCTTCGGCATGGGGCGCTTCTGGCCGTACTTGAGGAAGGTCAGATTGGGCAGCAGCCGGGACAGCAGGGTGCGGTCGTAAAAGGTTTTCTGTTCAGCGGTAAGATTACCGTAAGTCTGGGTAGTAGTTGCCATAGTTATATACACTCCTTAATTTTTTAATTCCCCCCGGAGTGCAGCTTGATACAGCTTTTCAAAGTCTTTGTCCGACATCTTCATGTAGTCGGCTTCGGTTTCGGGGCTTTCGCCCGTCAATGCTCCGGGAGATGCTTGTGCGTTGTTGTTGATTCTTCGGAGCGTGTCCTCCTTTGCCTTGTTTGCAGCATCGTTGGCGAGGTCAAAATAGCTGTTCGCCAAAATTGTATTGAACGCTGCATCCACGCTGCAGGGCGTCCCCTGCTTGGTGCAGTAGTCCATCAACTCAACCACTTGGTCTTTGAGCTTTGTGAATGTCTGCCCTCTTACAGGGTCAGCCTCCAGCTCTCTCATGCGCTCATTGCTCCGCAGGCGGGCAATCTCCGCTTCCAAGGATTGATTTCGGTAAGCTGATACGGGGTCGGTTTGGCCGTCCTCGTCCAGCCGCTGCATCGCAACAAAGGCTTCGTACTCCGCCTTTGTGGTGATGGGCCTGTCATTGTCATAATGATTGGTCAGGCCCATGCTGCGGATAAAGTCGTCCACGCTCTTTTGGGATGCTTCTTTGATTCTCCGTGACACACGCTGTGTCTCGGTCGGTTCTTCCTGCACCGCAGGTTCTTCCTGCTCGACAGGCTCGGTTTCCTCTACTGCGGGAGAGGAGTCGATATCTTCAACGATATCTTCATTAGCAGCAGTCATGATTTCTTCGTCCATAATTTCCTTTCTGTGGCGAGGTTCGGTTTGTTCCGTTTAGCAGCCACTTAAAAATTGGTTATCCCTCAAAGGGGTTGGTCACATAGGTCGGTGTCCTGTTGGTGCATTTGGGGTTGATGCACTCCAATTGCAGCTTGATAAATGCCTTGGTCTCCGTGTCGGGGGATTTGTCCCCGGTAAAGGACAGGTATTTGCCTGTGATCCGCATCTCTGCCTTACAGTTTGGGCACAGCATTATTACCGCCTCCTTTGTACTTGTCTAGCGGGGTTGGGGCCTTTGGGACATCCGGCAATGGTACGCCGCCTACTCCCGATACGCTCTGCAGCCCCTCGATGTTTTCTTCTGGTACTCCGGGCATCCCCATCGGGGTCGGCTGCATCTCCCGCATCCGCTTAAACTTCTCCTTAAACGGGGCTACATTCGGGTCGGACAGCTCTATGTACTGGTCGATTGTGATATCTCCCCGGTCGAGCATCTTATCCAGTGTGGCCTGTGCCAGCACCGCAGAATACTCGGAGGAGGCTCCTACATCCACCTGCAGGTCAAAGTCGTACATGGCGTAGTCCGTACCCGTAAATGCTCTGCCTGATACCTCGTCCCCCATCTCAATGACGATTTCCCGCTTGTCGGAGCAGTATGTTTTGAAAAACTCCATCCAAATGCGGCCGATCTCCTTAACTGCGTGCCAGTATCTGCGCTGAATCTCGTTGACCGGGGTCTGCGCTTGGTTTTGCAATGCAATGATTGCGGATGCGGCCATGTTTGCACCCAAGGACTCGCCAGTCGTCACCTCGGTCGTGCCTGTCACTACGCGGGTAAGGTCGATCATGTCGTTGCTCACCTGCGTAGCAGCAGACGAAAACGCCGGAGGCTGCAGGTACGATATCCCGCCGTTGGAGTAGTCGGTGACGATCTCCCCCGGCTCGTTTGTCAGCGGCTGTCTGATTGCACCGGGCTTTGCCACGATTTTCGGGAAGCCCATCTGCTGGATGGCCAGCGCCTGCATTCCGTACATAAAGTTGATGAGCTTTTGGTTGGGGATAAGCCCCTCGATTTCGCCGATGCCGTAGAAACAGGCTTTACGCAGTTTCCAGTTGAGCGCCGCCACAGGGTACAGCTTGATGCGGACGGGGCTGCCCTGCGGGGTAAGCGGTACTGCCGTGCATATCTCCACGCTGCGGGTCGCTTTGTCAAACACGACCTCACCGTTCTTGCGGTAATACTTGGTCAGCACCGTGACCTTTTCGTTTTCCTTGCCGTCCAGCTCGATTCTCTCGGCCTGATAGGTGCTTGCATCCTCAAATTCATCGGGACAGATGTTTGCCACCTTTTCCGCAGGCAATCCCCTGTCCTTGGCCATCTTGCGTACAGCGCCCAATTTGAGCCGCTGGGCGATGATTAGGTAGTCCTGCTTCTGCACATCCCGGAGCTGCGGGTTGGCTACAAAAAAATTGAGAGCATCCACGGTTTCCCCACGAAGCTCCCCTACATATTTGTCGCCTGTAACGCTGGTGTCCCAGTAAAAGTGCCATATGCCTGTGCCGTTGGTCGCTGCATCGTCACACGCCTCGTTGCACAGTTTGTCCATGTCGGCTCTGTCCCAGATCGTCCGTGCGTACTCGGTGCAGTTCTCGGCGGCGTCCTGGTGCATCTGGTCAAGGATTTCGTCACCGCTGGCGCTGCCCTGTCTGTAGACGATGCTGACAGGCTGGTCAAGCACGCTGGAGCGCTTGCTGCGGACGATCATGTCCACGATGTTGAGGACGGGTCTCGGCAGGTTCTTGGTGCGCTCTGTCGCTTGTGGCCACTGGTCGCCCTCCTTAAATCGCACAAAGGTCGGGAATTTGGTGCTAAAGCCCATCTTGTTGTGGTACGCTACACCCTCTCGGTATAGCGTCCACAGGGTTACATCACTCATATCAATCCTCCGGGCCGTTAAGCCACTCGTTGAATATCTTTGTTGCATATTGCTCCTGTGCCGTTTGGTCGTCCCCTAACGCCCACAGGATCAGGCGTTTGAGCCATCGTCTTACCATACCTGATACCCTCCTTGTTCTTCTGGCTGTCGCAGCTCCGGCGGCAGCTTGTACTTTGTAACCGGCGGCTGTCCCGCATACGGTCTCCCGCTGCAAAAATACCTGATGGCATCAGGTGCATGGGTCAGCTCGTGCGGCTCGGTCGCTACATCGTTTGGCTTGTGGTCATCGTACTGGACCATCGGCAAACAGCGGATGACCTGCTTGCAGTTACGGAAAAACCGCAGCCCTGCGATCCTCGTCTTGTCGCCGGTTATGATATCTCTGCTGTCCCTCGGCTTGAGCCACTCGTGTACATCCTGCCAGCCGTTGATACGGTCGTTGTCCACCTTGACCAGCGGGATTCCCTGCTCCATAAATATATCTGCCACGCTGCGGCCTGTGTCATTACGCCTGTTCCACAGGTCTGGCGGCGCAAGCCATTGCTCGATCTTATCATCCCCGTTGGCCTCCTTGATACGCATGGCGGCATCGGATGCAATCAGCCCTGACTCGTATATCTCTCGGTACACATAGCCGTTGCCATCTCCGTCAATGGCGATCCAGTATCCGGCCAGCATATCCAAGCCGTAGTCCATTGCAAAGTAGCGTCTCCACCAGTCGGGTATCTCGATGGGGTCTATCACATGGATATCATCACGCCACTCTGCAAAATACTGCCCTGCAAACACATTCCAGTCGCCGTCCAGCCATGCCCGGCGCATATCCTCCGGGAGGGTCTCCAGCATCCGAACATAGTCTGGGTCCTTATCCACCAAAACCTTGTTGTCGTACACCTTTGCCGGTATAAACGCGTAGTCTTCTGGGTTTTCAGAGGCCGTGTAGTCCCGGTCGATAAACAGGCGCTTGACCCACGCATGGCCGACTCCTCCGGGGTTGCAGGTCAAGTACATCCGATGGGGGAAGTCGTTGGCTCCACGGTTTGATGCAACAAGGTTGTTGTACATAAACTCGGTAAACTGTGTCGCCTCGTCCAAAAACATGATGTCGTACTCTTGCCCCTGATACTGCAATACATCGGCCTCGGCCGAGCAGTATCCAAAACGGATACGACTGCCGTTTGGGAATATCATCGCCTTTTCCGAGTCCCGATAGGTTGCTATGTCGGGTTCCAGCACCTTTCGCAGCTCCAACACATGGTTTTGCCACAGGTCGGCATATGTCCGGCGCAGGATCAGTATCTTGATGCCGCTATAATTAACGGCAAGCATGGTGGCCTTTGCTCGCACCACCCAGCTCTTACCGCCGCCTCTGGCACCGCCGTAACACACCCTGCGCTTTTCCGACAGCAAAAACTGCTCCTGCTTGGGATTCGGTGTGCCTAAATTGACCGTCATTTGGCGTACTCCTTGCCATTGCCCAGCACGATCTCGATTTTGGGTATCTCGCCACCCAAATCAATCGGCTGATTGGCCTTGCCGTATACACGGTCAAGTACGGTTTCTGCGCACTTTACCCGCGTTTCGGTTTTCTCATTTGTGTTGTTGAGGGTATCCACCAGCAGCTTGACTGCCGCAGGAGTCGCCGCTTTCAGCATTGCTTTGGCGTCTTCGGGGATTTTCGCCCTCCCACTTGGGTTCCCACTCTGCCCTTTTTTCCATGGGCGCAGGTTCTCTTTGCTTTTCGCACTGCATCCACTGGCCATCTTCGGCACCTCCTTTCAAAATTCTTCCCGCCCTATCCCTCCCGGTGTCTACTATGCCGGGCTACCAATTATTGTTACCAAACCGTGGTTATCCGCTTAGTGCCTGTCTTGTTCCCGCACAGCAGGAGCGTCTGCGGCTGCTCATGGTCGCTCTCGCTGCTGGGCAGCAGCATCTTCCGGGCTGCGTAGCCTCCGTACTGCTGCCATGCGGTACAGCTAACCACTACCAGCTGCTTGGTACGGATAACATTGTTGTTACTGTCCACCACGATCTTTTTGGGCTTACTGATGGTGCCTTTGTGGGTGTGGCCAACAATCAGAGCGTCAATGCCCTCTATGGTGTAGCCGAAGCGCTCATTGCGGTTGACCGTTGCACCGGTGTAAATGCCGCCGCCGGAGCCATGGGTAACAGCCATCGTATAGCTGGTGATAGGGATATCTCTTGTTACCCTGCGCCCAATCTCCAGTTTAAGGAATGCTATATCCTCGGCGTAGTAGTCCTCCATGTCCAGCTTGCACATGATGTCGCCCATAATGTCTTGGTCGGTGTCCCTGGCTGTCCTCGCTTCGTGGTTACCGGATACCGCGCAGAGTATCTTATCCTTGATGGGCGTTAGCATTTCCGCCATCATCTTTTTCTGCTCCCGCGGGCGGATATAATCCTCAAAGGGGCTTCCCACCGCGTTCCGGGTATTGTTGTTGATGAGATCGCCGCCAAGGATGAGATAAGCGTCCTCCCGCTCTACCCGGCGGCAGAATGCTTGCCAGCCCTCTTTATCATGTAGGATGCTGCCCAAATGCACATCAGATACCGGATATACCTTGATGGTGTCGCTCTGCGGGATTTTGCGGACTATTAAATCCATAGGTATCCCCTCCTTTATGGCATAAAGAAAGAGAGCGCCTTTCGGTACTCTCTGACTGCTTTTGGTAAGGCAGGCTATTGCGAACTTGCGGTCTGCCAGCGCGGCACCTTTTTTACGAAGGTCATGTATCTTCGGCCGATGGGATAACGGGGCATCGGCGGCCCCGTAAAAAGGAGGTAAAACATGAAGGTGGAGCACCCGATAGGGCTTGAACCTATAACCCGCTGCTTACAAGGCAGCCGCTCTACCATTGAGCTACGGGAGCAGATTGCCGGGATTAGGGGCCCGGCTCCCCACCAGGAGGAATGTCAAGGGAAGTCTGTGTTTTACCACGATATTAGTATACACTATGTTAGGCGTTATTTTGTCCCGAATTTGTCCCAAGTTTTACAGCTCTGTCACACCGTATCGGCAAATGGTGTATCTCTTGATGGCCTCGTCCATCCTGCGGTACAGCTCCGACCTGCTGATGTGCAGCTCGTCACATAATCTATCGATGGCATTGTACTCACGCCGCATGACGGCCACCTCAAGTATCCTGCGCTGCTGGTCGGTCAGGATAGACAGGCCACGGTCCATCTGCCGCACTTGCCACTTAACCAGCTCATGGTTGACGGTTAGGTTGTCCCTATTGCAGATGGCGTTTATGATGCGTTCCTCGGCAGTCGAGCTGCCGCCCTGTACAGGTGTGGCGTCCATTTTGGGCGACCTGATGCCCTCCATTCTGGCCGTCAACATATCGATCTCGTCCTGCAGGCTGTCGATGGCCATGAGCTTTTCGTAATACCTGCCAAGCTCCCACTTACAGGTCTTTTTGTAGTCTATCATGTGACTCCTCCTTTCTTTCGCCGTAGGAGCAATAGTGCATATCACCGTCACTGTTGATGTAAGAGAATTGGTTGACTTTGCACATATACCTCTTTCCACCATCAAACTCGTCTACAATCAGGTAATGCATGCAGTCCTTGCATCTGACCACCGGCACCGCATCAACAGATTCCTCCGCCAGCATCTTCATCCACTCACAGTCGGCAGGCTCACAGTCCATTCCCGGATACATTCTGTCGCAGATACTACAGATAATATCCACTGCAGTTTCATTTTTTATGTATGGCTTAATCATAGACAGCCTCCTTTTCGTCCATCTTTGCACCGCAGTTGGGACAGTAGTTTGTGCGCGCGCAAAAGTTATCTGATTTCCCACACTCGCTACAGTGGCACCAATCAATGCCACCATTAATCCTTTGCCCATCGTGAATCCATCGACCATGTACCACCGGGGCAACATCAGCGATCTGGAAACACTCTACCTCATCGAGCATATCGTCAACCCAACAGGCACGACACCAGCACCCGTTGTGGTCTTTTTTCTCCGCCTTGCACGGCTTGCAATAACGCTCCTCGACGCTTTTCTTAAACGCTTCCTTGTCAATGTATTCAGCCATTGTCAGCACCATCCCATTCTAACGGTTTGCCGCACATCGGACATTTTTTTGATTTCTGCTCTTCGACCATCAGCCCCAACTGCCGCTTGCAATGCGGGCAGTACGGTATATGCCACCAGCCGAAACTTCTGCCAAGTTTCCATTTCTTGTCGCGGTAAAAAGGCTTTTTAGGTTCATCCATTTCCGCACCTCCTGTTCCACACTTCCGCTTCCTGATCTTCGGTTGCGTGCATTTCATCAAATCCACCACACATAGGGCAATCGCGGCTCCCTACAACGAAGAACTCACCACAAGCATAGCTCAACAGCGGAACTTTCCCGCACTTCGGGCACGGTTTCAATTCAGCCATCCTTCATCGCCTCCAGTGCTTTCTCCGCCTCCTCGCGGGTCAGGAATACGGTCTTACCAATGCTTGTTCCATCGTTACGCAAACGGTACGCACAATACCCATCAGGCCTACGATTACAAGTTGACATACATAAATTGTCCTCGTCCGTGCACACCGTTCTGATGTCCGGCGGTTCAAGCTCCATTTCTCGCGGCACATTGTCTCGTCCGATTACCCATAGTTTTTCGCCCACCTTGCACGGCAGCACCACCAGCCGCCCGTCCTTGTCGGCTTCGGCCAGATCGAGCAGGCGGGCATCGTCGTCCGTCTGGTGGAGCAGCTTGTCAAGCCGCTCTATGATATTATCGGCGTGCTTGTTGATGGCGTATTCTGCTTCCGGCGATATTTCCCGCACACTCGCCAAATCGTTAATTTCCTCCGGCGTCAGCCCCGTGTCCTCGTAGGCGGCGAGCGCGCTGTAGAGCTGCCGAATGATTTGCCGCAGTGCAGCCTTCGATACGCTGTTCAGCACCGGACCGTTCAGAACCAGGTCCAGCAGCTTCGGCTTCATGCCTTCAAGGACGGAGCGCGGGCCGAGATACCGGTCCATGCTCTCGTCCACTCTGACCTCTTCATTCGTTAATCGTTTCATCACTCTACCTCCTGCATCCAAAACTCGCGTCGGCAGTCTGAACACATTAGTTCTGGCCATCTACACCCCCCGCCATCTCTGTAATCGGCGGAAATATCGGACGGACAAAGCCGCAGCACTCCGTACTCATCAAGACTTGACTCCGGATATTGCTCCAGAAACACACTCTGCCTCGTCTTGTTGGGATGTGCAGCAGACCATTCCTCAACAGAGAACACCGTTTCCTCGGGAGTTCGTGTAGTACAAAACTCAATACAAGGGGCCTTACCTTCAACCTTCAGCATACGATTCCATCCCTCAATAAACTTCACAGCATCCATGTTGTCCCTCCTTTACCGACAATGTGTCGTTTCTAACCACGCCTTTACCACAGGAAAAATGCGGTTGGACGACCCCGGAGATGTTACATTTGGAACACTCTCCATAACAGTCTGAAAACATAAGATACTGACATTGCCAACATTCTATTTTGTTTTCGTCCATTTCCTCGTACCGGCACACGCCCGGATGGTTTACTACAGGGCAAAAATCTGCAACCGCCGGGCAATCGCTGTTTACACAGACTTCATCTTTCATCCACTTGCACATCATCCCACCTCCAGTGCCATCAGCAAATCCTTGTAGTCTAGCAGCAGCGCCCATATCTGCTCCGCATCGTCATGGTCGAGGGTGACTGCACCCTCTGCGTCAACGGCAGCAGCCAGCCGGTCTATGTCCCGGATTACTTCGTAGTAGTCCTTTACGGTCATTGGCTCACCCTCCAAAATTCTCAAGATAATATTGCTTGCAGTCCTGCCAGCCCTTGTAATAGGCTGCCTGCTCCCGGCGTTCCTGTTCCTCTGCTGTGATCTCCGCCTGGGCCACTTCATCCAAATGATTCAACCTTTCGGCCGAAATAGCCGATAGAACCATTATGCAGAAAGCAGCTAAGATTATCGTAACTGCCGCTGCCGTCCGGTTCCTCATAGCGAATCCCTCCTAAATCCGAAAAATGTCTTTATTTGCGGCAGGGTCTCCAACCTGTGGCCATCTACCGTTATCAGCGCTGCGTAGCCCCGGCCTATCCAGCCATCGTGCCAAATCTCCCTGGCCTCGTAGTAGTCCACGCTCTCCCGGCGCTCTGTTGTTTTGCCGCAAACCCTTATCTCGATGTCGATTTTCCCATTCCGGCGCTTTATCCAATTCTTGGGGCGCTTATACTTACCGGCTGCCGCCGCATCCTTGTAGCATTGTTTGGAGCAGTACTTTTGTCCCGGCTGTCCGAAATAGTCCTTCCCGCAGTATTCGCATTTCTTCGGCTCGGCTTTTTTCATACTGCTTTTGCGGGCCCGGATGCTGTCCATTGCCTTTTGGCACTCCTTGCAATACAGCTGCCGGGGGTTGGTGCTGCCTATCGGCCCTCCGCATCTCTTGCATGGCCGGTTGGGGTCTCTCTTGATTCCATAGCGATACAAGATCGAGGCCACAGAGCCGTAATCAATATCAAGAATTAAGGAAATCTCCCTGTTGGTCTTGCCCTCCCGCACCAGTTGTTCCAGGAGCTCCGGGTCATTTGATTTAGAACAGCCGATTTTAGCGTTAGGAGACGCTTTATCGTATGACATCATAACTCACCACCTTTTCCTGCTCGGCCATCTCTGCGCGCATTTTTATGGCTTTGGTGACAGCGTTCCAGCGCTTGATAAATTCCTCGGCACTTTGTCCCTCAAAAAGCGGCTTCTCCCGCTCTACATCCTTCTGTCCCATCAGGGTACCTCCTCTATGTCAATTTCTGTTCTTGGGTTTTTGGGGTCATACGACCCACGCAGCCGCAGCTCCACATGGTCAAAGCTGTCGTCCGCTATCACGCCTCGGTCAGTCAGACCGTCCATCAGCATCTTGCCGTTGTAGTTGTCCGGGTCGTGCCGATGTTTGGTCGGAAAGTAGTAGGTGATGGTAACTATCGCCTTGTCCATCGGCTTTTGCTTTTTGCAGCACGCTCGCATTAAGCCGATCCACCGCTGCTTTTCAGCCCGGTATTCCCAACCGTTCAGCCGTCCTGCGTACTTGTTCAGAGATGGCGGAATTTCGGGGATCGTGATTTTCATGGCGTTCCATCCTTCCGGTAAATAACCAGCATTGATGGGAATGGTGCGCTATTCTTGCTGTTACCAAACTTCAACCGACCTCGGATAAACCTTATTTCCGCCTTTCCAAGTACAAAATCGTGAAACCATTTGGTGTCCGTTCTTGCTGGCACTAAACAAACCACCGTTGCGCTGCTTTCGTATGCCTTCTTCATCCATTTCTCAATTCCCCTGCCATAAGGTGGATTGCACCAGCACACTCCTGTCCAGATCTGTTTAAGCCCGTTTTGCTCCGGGGTGTAGAAGCGCTTGCACTTTGCATTTTGCTTGATGGCACACACATCTGTTTGAAATCCAAATTCTTCATCAAGCTTATCAAACAAATCTTTCGGTGTTTCCCACATATCCGTAGTGCTTGAAAAAAGGGCATTGTTTATCATGCATTCTCCTCCATCATCCGCTCCGCCAGCGCTATGTCATAGCTGGGCAGCTGCTTTATCTCTGCCATACCGGCCAGCTTTGCCCGGATATCCGCAGGCAGGGCTTGCATTTTGCGCTCGCTCTCCTGCCTTGCCCGGTAGCTCCGCATAAAGTTGGACTGCACCACGCTCTGCACTGTCCCGGTGTCCATGCTGGCCCATTCCCGCAGCTGGGATGGGTGACCTACCAACCGTTGTAGGTTCTCCGGCAGGGCTGCAAACTCTTTCTCGCTGTTGTAGCCGCTGTTCCGCAGGGCCTTGGCAATCAGCGCCCATGCTTCCCCCTCGGAGAGTTCCGCCGGTCTGTTGATCTCACCAATAGCGGCTATGATAGCCCCAATGTGTGGAGGGAACCCCTTGCGGTCGCTGGCAATGTGGGACTTAACCGCCGCTGCTACAAGGTTAGCCGGGTAGTCTGCAAGCATCTCCGACCACAGGTTCACCACCGCTTCCGCATCCTGCCGCTTCATGTCCCGGTAGTAGCCGGGGTATGCGGCCTTGAGGATGGACATAACAGCCAATGTTTCAGTACGGTTCATGTTGTCCCTCCTCCTGCAGCATCTGCAAAAATACATTGTCTGTCCCACCAGCAGACTTGTCGCCTTTCAACGGGTAAACATCCTGCCAGCAGCGCTTAACGCTCTGGTCGAGAATAAGTCCCTTGGTGTGGTTGTCCCCCGGTGCCAGTCGTTCCAGCTCATTCAGGATCATCTTTGCGGCACGATCAGTGAGGGGCTTTTTGATTTTCTTGCGCATCTCACAAAAGCCGTTCCAGTTCTCCATCAAGGCTTCCGGGACATCCACACGCCCCCTTGGGGGGGTAGGGGGGGGATTACTTCCGGAGGAAGTATTTCCTTCTCTTTCTCCTTTTCCTTCTCCTTTTCCTTGGGGGGCGTTCGGTACCGTTCGGGGGCGTTCGGTACCGTTCGGTACCGATTGGCGGCATTCGGTGGCGTTCGCTTTTGTGCCGTTTTCGCGGTTCGTCCTACATCTCTCTGCGTACTTTTCGTTATCTCTGTCGATTTGCTCGCAGATAAAGTCAAAAGCGATTCCTTCTCTGCCCTGAAGATTGATAAGCTGCTCTCCAGCACTGTATTGAAGCAGCGCCTTAAAGAGCCTCCCGCACTCTGCGTCAGATAGGTTTCGTATGGACTTCAGATAACTGTGGTACGCACAGAAGTATTCCTTCGCCATTCCTCCTCACCTCCTGTCAGAACGGGAGGTCGTTCTCGCCCTCGACTTCTTCAAATCCGCCCTGCTCGCTCTCTGCGGGCTTTTCCTCTGCCTTGCCGGTAGATTTGCTGCCGCCGAAAAGAGCTTCCTCTGCGATAACCTCTGTTGCTGTGCGCTTATTGCCGTTCTTGTCCTCGTAGTTGCGAACTTCGATGCGCCCCACAATGGTGATAAGATCGCCCTTGCCAAACCACTGGTTTACGAATTCGGCGGTCTTGCCCCATGCTACGATGGGTACGAAGTCAGTCTTTTCTCGGTCACGGTTGCGGTCTACGGCGATGGTAAAGCCGCACACGCTCTTGCCGCTGTTGGTCTGCTTCAGTTCGGGGGCTTTCGTCAGCCGCCCATTAAGGATTGCTTTGTTCAGCATTCTGTTTCCTCCAAATAGTTCGTGTAGAATTCCTCCCGGAACATCGGGATCGTGAAATCGTAGTTGTCGATACAGGCTTGCTCGCCGATCTTGTGGAGCCAGTCCATCACCTCGGCACAGCTGTGTGCGTGTGTTAGGTGGCACGGCGTGTGGCACAGGGACACCCACAGCCCCATGCGCTTGCTTTTGCTCCGCATTGCGTTGCCGAAAATCTCGTGACGGTCGAGCTTTACGCCGGAGCGCTGGCAGAGGAAGCACTTGGAGGTGTCGGCCTGTACGATGCTCGGAGCGTAACCGTTTCGGTCAAGCTCTGCGCCCCATTCGTTTTTCATTTGCCCCATTCCTCCTTTAGCAAGGCCAGCTCGGCCGGAGTGGCAACATCTATCCCTTGCTCTTTGCAGTCTGCGATGACGGCATCCAGCAGCCGGGACATCTGTTTGGTGTTGTAGGTGCTGCTGCCGTAGTACAGCCGGATCACCAGATGGTCACCGTCTGGCTCGTAGTCTACCTGTTCCGTTACCCAGCCAGTACCGAGCATTTCCCACGCTGTCCGGACGGTCTTAGCGGCTTCCGGCTCGATATTGTGCACATCCTTCCAGATGCCGACCTCCTTAATGTACTTCCGGTACAGCTCCTCCTTAGTCAGCGGGGCCGCCTGGGTGGAGAGGGTAAAGGCCAGATCATTAAGGAGTGCCCACAGGTACGAGTTGGCCGAAAGGCTCCTGCGCTCGTGGTGCTCCTTTAGTTCGGCGGCGTACATCTTGCCTGGCTTCATTTCATCAAGGAAAGCCTGGGCGGCTGCGGCATCTTTGGTATACAGGGTGATGCCGTAGCCGTTCCGGTCTCTTGTCCAGTCGGCAGAATCAAACCGGAGCCTTGTTTTCATTCTTCTCGGCCTCCTTTTCGGCGGCAAAGGCTTTCTTCTGGCAGTTCGGGCACAGCTTGCGGCCGAACCGCTGGACGCTGTATGAGGCGATCTCGCTTACAGGCCAATACTCCCCGTTGCGCTTGTTGATACCGGTGATCTGCTGCCCGCAGTCGATGCAATACTCGGTAGGCTCTGGTTCTCTTTCTGCACCCTCCGGTAAGTCCTCGCCAGCGTAGATATACAGGCCAAGGCCATGACGGGCACAGGCTTTTGTAAGGGAACGCTGGATTGCCTTATTGGCATCGAATGAGGTAACATCACTGGCCGGGATTGAGCGGTTGCGGTTATCCATGACCGGCAGATACTCGATGTGCTCAATGCCGTTGACGGTTACGCCAGTCTTAACCCAGCAGGTCTTACCGTCTGTGTGGTAAAACAGGCCGTTAGCATCCTCGTAGATGGTATAGGTGGCATCCGGGTGCAGCTTCTTGATTTCTCCCCAGGCCCATGCCCAAGAAAGGTATGTAAGGCCATTCTTCTTCTCTGTCTTGTCAGAGCAGTTGATGCTGTTCAATTCTCGAAAGTAGTTCTCCATAGCTCCTCCTTAATATCTGTCTGGTTCTTCATCAAAGTACCTGTCAGCATCCGCATCGCTTGCGTCAAACCGCTTAACACAGTTTTCGCAGCCAATGACCATGCCGTCCTTAATGTAAATGGTCTCGTTGATCTCGCAGCCGCACTCCGGGCAGATGTGCGGCTTATCATCGTAGTTATCCACACAGCTCGGGATTGGCCTATCCGGGATATTGTATGGGTTCATGCTTCCACAACCTCCCCGTTTTTCAACTTGACATCCCTACCAGAATCTTGTATATTGGTGGTGCTTAATCTACCTTTGCCCTCATTGGCTTTTGCGGAGCCGGTGGGGGCTTTTCTATGCCTGTACTCCTCCTGCTGGCGGCGAATACAGCGCAGAACCCATGCTGTGAAGTTGCAGTAACCCATTTCGATAAGCTGCTGACGGAACTCCGCCATATTCACATAACCCAAAGGGATACGCACAGACAGCTTATAGTTTGCTTCCCGCTTCCTGCCGGGCTTGTCCGCTATCAGCGCTTCCGCTTCGGCAGTACGCCGGATGCCATAATACTCCGGCCGTTTGCACATACTGTCCAGCGGCTTAGTGTAACCGGGGAACTTCTCCCGGATAACTGCTATCCTCTCGTTCTGCTCCATAGCCTTACCTCACCAGCAGCAGGATAGCCGCTGCTGCGAATATGGTTCCCATTCCGAGAACTACGGCCAAGGCTTCCTGCAGCCACTCCTTTTTACTCATCTTCCTGTACCTCCTTTTGCGGAAGCTCCGGCAGGAATGCCCACCACTGGACTTCGATAGCGCAATCCACATTATCTTTGCTGACATTGAACACCTGATACTTGGTGCTGAATGGCAAGGTAGTGTATCTTCCCGGATTTGTCTGGCACAGGTAATGCCCGTCCTTGCGGGGTAAGAATGTGTCCGAATTGAACCACCGGATAAGTGTGTTGGTTGCTTGTTCCATGTTGTTCCTCCTTAACTTAACCATCTTGCGAGGCTTGCTGCCGAAATGAAGTAGTTGCCTCGCTTGCTTGTTCTCTTTAGCGGAATGTCGCTCGACATCAGTTGCCGATAGCCCATTCCTGTGTACTGGGAAACCTCTGTGAATGAGAGGATTTCCTTGCCGGGGAACCTGTCCATCAAGCGTTCGAGGTTGTCCCGGTAGCTCTCCTTTTCCCTCGGCATTATCCTCCCTCCTTTTCCTTGATAAGCTCGTCCAGCGCCTTGCGGAGCTTCGCTTCCGCAGAGGGGGCTTCTCGGTCGGCGTTTAGAACCTGACTTACATACTTGTCATGCAGGTTCGCCCTCCAAGCCACTTCTTTGATGGTAAACCCGGCGTTGTGTATTTCGCCGATTAGCTTACCTGTCCATTGTGCAGGCATCCGAATATTCACGCTCCTTTAACTTAATAGTTGACTTTGGTAAGGGCGCGGTGATAGAATGTAAGCGCCAACAAACATTTATGCAGCCCTATACCGGTGAGGTTCATTAACTTTCGTTAACCCTCTATGCCTATTGTACTTAACTTCGGTTAATATGTCAAGGCATATCATTAACTTCGGTAAAGTTCTGCGGATTGCACAATTTATGGGAGTGACTTTTGGTATGTTTTACGACAGCTATATTATTTGGTGTGAGAAAAAAGGCGTTTCGCCGACAAAGGCCGCCCTTGATGTTGGGTTAAGCTGCGCTGCCCCAACAAAATGGAAGAAATCCGGTTCTACCCCAAGTGGAGACACCATGAATCGGCTTGCAAGCTACTTCGGCATCACCGTAGACGAGCTTTTGGGCAAAGAAAAACAGCCCACCGATGGTGAGCTGTCTGACGAGGAAAAGGCTATGCTGGATTTGTTCCGACAGGCGGGGGACGATGCACGGCGCCTGGCGCTGCTTGCTTTAGAACACGGCGAGCAAAAGTGATATTCTCCGGGTGCTGCCGCATCAATTCGATGAAGCGGATCTCCTCCTTTGTTAATTCTTCCATTACTCTTCTCCTTTATGTCGTTTACGCGCGATTCCGTCACGGCGTAGTGTTATTATGTCGTACCTTAATCATACTCCCTTTATTTGCCAAAATCTATTGACGGTTTTGTGGATTTTATTGCTATTCCTTTGTGCACAAAACATATGTTCGTTACAAATATAATAGTACACAACAGAGCGTCCAATAAAAAGGACTGATAGAGGAGATGGGGCAAAATGAAAAAGCTATTTATTGTTTTGGCCGCGCTTCTATTATTATGTAGCTGTGGTAGTCGGCCAACGGATCACGGAGAGGACTTCGCCCCCTGCACAATCTGCGGCAGAATTACAGGCATAGATGATCTTACTGATGTTGGATATAATGACGAGTATCTATGCAAAGACTGCTTAGACAAAAGAACATTCCTGTGCGAATACTGCGGGAGCCGGTATCCTCTTGAAGCGATGATAAGCAAGAACCCAACATATTGCGAGTTCTGCCGTGACGATGTGCCGCAATGCTACACATGCAATGCTTATAGTGGCCTTCATCACTTCGGGGACATACTCGGAACCGGGGAAGATACATACTTTTGTGGAGAGTGCATCTTTGATGCCATCTCACATTCTGGCCTTGTGGATATCAATACCTTGATAAACAAATGGGTTGACTATACAATGGATAATTTCTAATCAAAATACCGCCCCCGGCAACGAGGGCGGTTAATAATAGGAGGAGAGAAAATGCAAAAAGATTTAGGAATGAAGTGGCTAAAGGTTTGCAAAATACTTTGGCTGATTGGGGCTGCTCTTAGTCTTTCTTCTATTTTGCTCACACTCATATGGTTCGCTACCGTGTTTAGTGCATTTCCTGCATATACCGTGATCTGCATAGCATTGTGCCTCGTCAACTCATTTCTTACCGTTCTGGCGTACACTGCAGTTAGCAGCTTCTGTGCTTCCCGATTCAAATACATAATTGCGTTGTTTGCTATAGCACCTATTTTGGCAGGGGTGAATGCCTATGGTAGTGTAATTATGGCGGACTTAGGCACAAAACTTGCGGTGTCTGGCGTCTTTTTCTTGATAACCGCATTAGCATGGTCACTGCCAAATATCATATACTTTATGCACAGAAAGCACTTGTTTACAGGGACAGACCCAGATAATTACACCGCCGAACCAATTAGCCCTACTGATGCCAGATCGGAAACAAAAGCTGCAGAGGAGAAACCACAACATGGAATTGAAACCAGAAAAGTAAAGGTTATACCGGTAAAGATAGGGGCAGATAAACAAGAGGGCAAAGCGAAGCAATCGAAAGGAGAACAGCAGGAAAACGAAAAACAAGTAGTTTCCGTCAAAAGCGTGAAGAAAAATCCAATTTCCCTCTATGTATTTATCATTTTGTTTGTGGTTGCGTCCGTCGTGTGCGTATGGCAAGCCGCCCAGCTTTCCGCCGCTCGCGACGATGTTACAACTATTCAAGGCACCGTCTCTGCGGCAGAAGCGAAAATAAAAGTGCAAGCGTCCGAGATTGAAAAGCAGAACAGAATTATTGACGGCTTGCACGATCAAATTGATAAACTTCATGGAGAGGTTAATAGACTGCTTGGATACAGGAAGTATCTAACGGTTGCGGACTTTGAAGACCTTGAACGAAGTTACCAAGAAAGCCTTGATGAAACCCGAGAAATAACAAGAAAGTACGGATAAAGGTTTCGGCTCATACCGCTATATATAACTGGAGGTATACGAGAATGCTCTGTAAGAAGTGCAAAAAGGAATTACAGGATGATTGGCTCTACTGCCCTTGGTGCGGTTTGAACGCAAAAAAAGACTCACGCAGAGCGATATCGCAGCGAAAAGACGGGACATACCAAAAAGCAATCACAATTGATGGGAAGCGCAAGTATTTTTACGGGAGATCAGAAAAGGATGTCATAAAGAAGATTGCAGAATTCAGCAGGGAGGCGGAGGATAAGCGGTCTGCTGCATTTGCCGTCTATGCCGAAGCGCTTGAGCAGTCTTGGGACAACCTCGCATACAATTCCCTTCGAGGGTACAAGCCTGCGCTCGTGCGATGTGTCACTACCTTCGGGAAAACGCCTGTCGCAGACATCACGCCGATGCAGGTAAAGGGTTTCCTCGATAAGGTTGGAAAGACATTCTCACAAAAAACCGTGAACACGCAGAAGAACATAACGAGTCAAGTGTTCGACCTCGCCATCCTCGCCGGGGACATACAAGTAAACCCGGTCGCAAACATAAAAGCGACCGGGAAGAAAACAAGCGGGCGGGAAGAAGCATCGCAGGAGGATAGGGAGAAGATCGCAGCCCATTGGGACGATTGCACCGTATCACGACTTGGTTACTTCATTATGCTGACCGGGCTTCGTGTGGGAGAAGCACTTGCTCTGCGATACGAGGATATCGACAGGGATAAAAACCAAATCCATGTTACGAAAAGCGTATACTATGTCGGCACTGCCCCGCACATAAAAGAGCCAAAGACGGATGCAGGGGTCAGAACGGTGTTCCTTCTGCCGGATGTCGCAGAACGATTCAATGGGAAGAATGGTTACATCTTCACGAATGAAAAGGGAGAAATCCTTCGAAGCAATGAATCGTCCCGCAATTGGAGAAAATGGTGCAAAAATTACGGAATATGCTGCACATTCCACCAGCTTCGGCATAGCTTCGCAACATCTTGCTGCGAGGTAGGGATTGACAAAGCCGTTATCCAAGAGATGATGGGGCATTCCTCCTACATCGTGACGGAAAAGTACACCCATCTGCGTGACAAAATGTTGGAGGATGCACAGGCCAAATTTACTACATCACTTTTACATCACACGGATGCAAATACAAAGCAATAAACAGCAATAAACGCAAATTGCCGAAATGGAGAAAGCCCGCATAAACAAAGGAAAAACCCGCATTTCTGCGGGTTTTTCTTTGGCGGAGATGGAGAGATTCGAACTATAAATAAACATAGTGTTAAACAGAGGTTTCTCCATTAGTACATCACTTTTACACACCGCTGTCTCTTATCCTCGGTGTTTTTCGTATGCGTTGCCCAGTAAAATACCCCCTCCGTAATTGGAGGGGGTATCTCTTTACCACACCTTCTCTGACACTCCGAGTGCCTCGTACAAAAGGTGCTTTTGCTTTGTGCTTGCGCCTGGAACGACCTTGTCGATAGCTTCTTTCTTTTTGCGGCTTGCAGAGTTGGTAATCGTCTTACCGTTCTCGTCCTTGTCGCCGGTGATACCACGGGCTGCAAAGTATGCCGCATAGTACTGGTCGTAGGTAACGCCCTGTGCGACATACTCGGCTGCCTTTTCTCCGACATCCTTGTTGTATGTCTTTAGTGCGTACTCCGCGCCGAACGCCTTGCGGTTTGCTTCGCGCTTCACCACATCGCTGTCTGCACTTCCGATGCTCTTTGCGGTTTCCTCGTAGGCGCCGACGGTCAACAGGGCTTTTCTATAAATCTCGTTCCGCAGCTCTAAGAGGTCACGGGCTTCCTCCCGCTTCTCCTTGCGGGTCTTTTCGCCGCTGTTGTAGATTTCCTTGAGCTGCTTTGTGATCTCGGATGCGGCCTTGCTCTGCTTATACAGGTAGGAGTAGGTTGCATCATCGGCTGCTGTCGCAAGCTCGGTCTCCTTTACCTGCTTGGCTTCATCCAGTGCATCATAGAAGTCGCTGCCCAGCCGGTTCTGCCGGACGCTATCTACCACGAAAGCCTTTACCACCGCAGGGACATCTGCTTTCTTGGAAAGCGTCGGGAGCAGCCAGTCACCGATAAAGCCGGAATACTGGTCGATCAGGTAATTGACCTTCTTCGGGGAAAGCCCTTCGATGCCGTTTTTCCCATGACGAGTAATTTCACCAAGCCAGATGGAAAACGCATCGGTGCTTTCATCGTACTGCAGATAATCCGGTTTTTCCTCCATGTAACTGGAAACGATGTCGCCGCCGTACCAGGTCTTATTGGTGCTCATCGCAGTAATCCCTGCGAAGATGTTATTGGTCAGCGGATTGTTCGGTGCAATCTGCTCAATAGCGAAAGACGGATAACCGGCAAACGCGCTGCTCGCAGGTTCCCCTTTCAGCCAGCGCCACATCCGATTGGTGAACGCCGTAATAACGGAAGGTTCACGGCCCATCGGAACCTTGATAAACTTATTGTCGCCGATTTTGATGAGGATGTTGCTATCCTTGATGTAGTTGGAAAGCTCCTTGTAGTCATCGTCCTCTTTCAGCCCATCATACAGCAGGCCCATAATGATACCGGGTGCAACGCCGTTGATAAGCAAGCGGGAGATCAACTGTCCAATTTCTTTCCAGCCGCGCCGGTCAATGACATTGCGAATGTTCTTGGAAAGGCCCTGCATACCGGGGTTGAAGAACGGCACAAGGGACGCATTCAGCTTGCGGGCAGCGAAGCCGCCACGCCCGAAGTTCGTTGTGATGTCTGCTGCATTATAGAGCGCCTGCTGAACATCGCCTGTGTCCTCCATCGTGCTGATAAATTCAGCAAGTCTGGGGTACTGCTCGACCGCTTCATTGGCAAAGGAGAGGATGTCGATTACTCTATTCAACCCACCAGCCACTTTATCGACTGCACCGTTCTTGAAATGGTGGCGGTCGGAAAGCCCCGTCTTTGGGTCATAATAGGTAGTTCCTTTTCCGCCCATCGCTTGATAGAGCTGCCAATACTTCCCGTTCGTTGCGATTTCCTTTACGGCCTTGCCGTAGTTCTTAATGAATGTGGCATTGCTGTAATGGGTAAAGTACAATGCAGACTGTGCATCACGGACGAAATTTCGCACGATGAATACAGGGTTCCATTGCGTGACCAGCTTCTTGAATGTGCTGTTGATGGAGCGCAATGCTTTCATCCCAAAGGAATTGGATTGCTCAATGGGTCTAAACCCATCGGCCATTGCTTCACTCATGTGCAGAGTAACCGGTTTGCCATCCACCCAAATGCGCAGCGTGTTCTTGAGGTTCTCTGCGGAATCCGCATCAAGGTCAACGAGATCGCCTTCCTCTGTAACACTCTGAATGTATTCCGAGATATCACGGGTAGTATCCATTGCATCTTCATACAGCATATTGCCCAGAATGTTCTTTTTGGCTGCGGAGAAGGTCTGCAAGGTCTGCCTGGCAATACTGTCGATCAGCGGCATGATATCCTGGTTGCCACCTTTTGCGGACTTGATGGTGCTGTTCACCGCAACGCTGTTGGGGTTGGAGTAGCCGCCGGAGGTGCTGGGCATATCGCGGTAGGTGGGAACATAGTGCGGATAAAGTTCCTTCATGTACTGTGCCATATCAGCGCTCACGAGTCCGCCCTGCTTTCGCACCTCCATCAATCCGTCAAGGTAGGCATACACATCCTTTGCCCACTTCTCAAATTCGGGGTGTGCATCCAGCAGGTCAGCTGCGGCGGCACGGCTATCGTCTGCGGTCACGCTGCTGCCGAATACAGGCTTGTCAAACTGCTTTTCTGCCCACGCCTGGAACTGCTTATATTGCTTGGCGGCGGCAATCTGTGCCTCGGTGTAGGCTTTTGTAAGGGTAGTATCCTTGCCTGCGGCTGTGGAGATGTTCTCATCTGTCATTTCCGCAAAGCCGTTGACTTCCCTGTTCAGTTTCGCCCGAAGTTCCGCAAGCTGCTGCTGTGCCTTTTCGCGTACACTCATGCGATCTACATTGTGCTCGTGCAGCAGGTAGGTGTAAAACTCATCGGTCAAACCAGCCTTTTTCGCCGGTTCAAATACCTGCATGAGGTTCTTATCGCCGATCTTCTTGCCGTTAAGGTCATACTGCCCTGCGCCGCCAATGGAATACTGCGCCGCCGCAGATGCCTGCCCGACATTGTTCGCTGCATACATGATTCTGATGTCGCCGACTTCGTTCCCGAATCGCTCCAGCTCATCCTTAGTGTTGATCCACTGGCGCTTAAAGGTGCGCCAGTCTTTGGCGGCTTTCGCCTTAAAGGTTTCCTTGTCCTTCTTCGGCATTTCGGTCAGAACCTTGGCAACATCTTCCGTAGTGGTGGATTTCTGTTCCGCCGTCCTCAATCGGGCTTTGCTCTTTGCCCGATCCTCCCGCACCACTCGGTCAATGCGGTCCTGCGTCCTCCGCCGGTTGAATTCGTCCTTGGCTTCGGACAGCTTTTCATTGTACTTGTCCCGCACCTGCCGATTGTTCGCACGGAGGTCAGCACGGTATTGCTTGGAAAGTGCGTCATATTTCGCCATGAATTCTGCACGGGCCTTTGCTGCCTTCTCTCGCTCTTTAGCCGCTGCTATTTCAGTGAGGAGTTTCGTCTCTGCATCACGCCAGCGGTCATTCATCTTCGCTTCCGCAGTTGCCTGCTGGCGATAGTCAGCAAGCTGCTGACGGATGTTCTTCACCTCGGCTTGTGCAGCCTTTAGCTCATCGTTTGCTTTCTCTGTTGCTACGGAAACAACCCTGTCGATGTCGGCCATGTACTGGGCATCTTCCATGAGGGAGTAGCGGATATCCTTGCTTTCGGTTGGAGCGGTATTGTCAATGTTCTTAAATTGACTACTGTCAAACGCCACATACACGGTGGCATTATCATATTTGCCATCTACAATGTATCCGTCATAACCAAGCGTATTGCGTGCTGCCTCAAGAACAGCGCCGGCGCCTGCTCCACCGTTTGCAATCTCCGCAAGGATTTCGCTATCACTATCGCTATATTCCATAGCTGCCTTTACGGTAGCATCCAGCGCCCGGTTATACCATGCTTTTGAAGGGTACCCAATACCGCCAGCAGGATCGTAATTCACAAGCACTTCATCACCGGTCGGGTCAACAGCCTGCAAAAGTTTTTTTACTTCTGCCCTTGTCAGCGTAATCTCGCTATCGCTCAACGGCTTTTTGATATCAAGATACCCCTCAAGGAGTTGTCCGCCGTCCTTTTGGTAGCCCTCTGCCATCGGCTTGTAATCGGTGAAATAGAAGCCTTGCCCCTCGGAACTGCCATGCTGGGACATAAAGTTGGGGGAAAACTCGGTAAACACCGCCGGGCTGCCATGATATACAGGTTTCAACCTGCCCTCTGCGTCAACGACTTTGGAGCCGAAGAAATACTCCCGCTGCTCGGCGGAGAGCTTTCTGCCGGTGCTGTCGGTGTCCATGAGGGAGTAGCGGATATCCTTGTTAGAGTTATTGAAACGCTCGGAGAGGGGGATCACATTGCCAGCGTCATCATAAACAATGGGTTCTGCAGATTTCACCTGCTCGGAAGAGAACGGGATCCATACAGTATGACTTTCTCCACCGCCCTTGCCGCCAGGATCTTTGATGCCGTCATATCCAAGTTCTTTCAAATACGCGGTTACATAGTCAGGAATAGATGTCCACGCATGGGAGGTTCCCGCTTCGATGTCAGAGGCAACTCGCTCCAAAAACTGCTCAGGTTCAACGCTGTTCTTGTCCCATGTGTCCGCGCCAGCAGATTCTCTTTGGTATTCACTAATATCCGTACTTTCCAACCACGCAGAAAGCCCATCATAAAATGTCTGCTCCACATTACTTGCGTCAAACGGGTTTCTGATTTTCAGATAAGTTTCGTACACCTTCTCGTTCCGTGCGTCAGGGTCGCGGTATTCGACATCGTTTAGCCCAGCAAGCCTCAACACATCGAGAAAATCTGCTTCACGATTATACAGGTCTCCGCTTTCAAGCCATGTGCTCACCAATGTGTTCAGCACATTTCCCTTGTTTCTGTTCAGCTCATACGCGTCATACGCACCGTTTCCATGCTGGGCAGCCGGATCATAAATTACTTTATCGTAATCTTCATCAAACCGAATGTGAGGAGCTGCATTTTTGATCTTCGTCCGTTCGGCCATCGGCAGGTATTCCCAAAGTTCACCAATCGAAAGGCTCTTGCCGTTTCTGGTCACGCGGAACTGTGTATAGTAGTCGCTGTATTCTTCGTCATACGCCAAAGATGTATCCGCCTTATCACGGCTGTACCTCTCCGCAATCTCTCTGTTATCCGTGAAGAACGCCATTGGGCCGGAAGTTGCACGCTCTGGGAGGAACACATTCCCGACGCGGTCTCCTCTGCTCGTCCCATGGAACGCTTTGATAGTATAGCCGTTTTCCTTTGCCGCTTCATCCACCAGCCGCTGGGCTTCCTGCATATTGCCACTTTCTACCGCCGCGGAATACTCGCTGTCCATTGCCGGGATATCCATAAGGGAATGTTTCCCGCTTGCATCTTCTGCGCTATTCTGCATAGAATAGTTATTGACAGCGGTATCGGATTGTGGTACCATGTCAGCAGAAAAGCTGTTGCTCCCCATTTCAGAGGCAGTAATCGGTTCGGAAGAGCCGAGGGTCTGAGGCCTTTGGGAGACAACAGCTTTTTTGGTTGCGTTGTCAACCAAATACAGCGTATAGTAAAGACCGTCAGAATTGCCATATGCTCTTTTTACATCGGCAACAAGATCATACACTTTTCCATCGATCTGAACCGTTTTTACATAGTAATCAAAGTAATCCGCATTTTTATGGTTCTTCGTGTCCCTGCTACTGCGGTCGTATTCTGCATTCTCCAGCAGGTCAAATACATCGCCCTCGGCCAGAGAGTTGCGCAGCGCTTTTGCGCCATTGGCCGTTGACCTCCGGTCACCATATATCGGTTTCCCAGCTTCCTGAATGTCGGGTCTTACATAAACGACATGACCGTTTCTTTCCAGCCGGGCCGTTCTCCCTCTGTACTGGTTTTTGATAAGGGCGAGATACTGCTTTTTCTTTTGAGATTCCGAAAGCTGCTGTGTTGTAAGGCTTGTTTCGTATATCTCCATCCCGTTAGGAGCAACATCGATCAGAGAAAACGATTCCGACCCATTCACGCCGGTTTCTGCTTTACCCTCCATCCCATCAAGCAAAGCCTTCTGCGATTCGGACAGCCTGTTGTAGGCTTCCTGTGCAGAGGGCTTTCCTTTTAGCTTTTTGAGGATACGGTTCAAGAAACCTTTAATGCCGGTGGCGGCTTCCGTATTTCTTGCGCCAATGTACTCCAGCATATCCCGGCTGCCCAAAAGATCACCGCTGATATCGGCAGCGACTTCCTCCGCAGCTGCATTCGGGTCAAGCTCAATTCCATTGCGCTCGTACAGTTCGGTTTTGGCATTCATCATGCCCTTTACCATATCGGCATAGTCGGGGTTCTCTACCAGCGTATCAATCAGCCCGGAATACTTGCTATCAGCTACAAGGTCGTGAAACATCTCATGCCCGAAAGTAACCATCAGCGGATCGCGGGAATTGATGTTGACATAAATGGTGCCATCCGGTGCGCGATAGCCATTGGTCAGTCGGTACTGCCCATTGACCTGCACCGCACCCTCAAACCACACGATAGTCTTGCCAAGGTATTTCGCTGCATTGTTCACCTCGGCAACAGTTTTCTTTTTACTTCCGGGAATTTCAGCTTTCTTATAGCCGATCTCGGTATTGCCGCGCACATCGGTATTGGTGATCTCCTTGATACGGCGCTTTCCGTCTACATCGGTAATGGTGTTTTGCTCAACGGAAAGCCATCTTTCATCGGATTCCCGCTGCATCTGCTCCGCCTGCGCCTGCATATCGGCATCGAACTGAGCAGCAGCCTGTTCTCCTGCAGCAGCGACACGCTGGGCATATTCCGCCTGGGAGATCGCCTGTTTACCGGACTTCGCAATGTTCTGCGTAGCCACTTCGATAGCGGCAATATCCTGTGCTGTGTTTCCGCTGAACTGTACGCCGGTCAACTGGGAGAATGCCTGTCTTGCGGCAGGGTCGTTATTGATGCGAGCAGCTACGCCTTGGTTAGCTGCTACACCGGCAAGGGCGCTGTTGTAGGCTTTCTCTCCTGCGTTGGCAGGATTATCAACTGTTGGCGCAAAAGCCTGCCCTACGCTGTCCTCGGCTGTTTTAATGGATTGTGTGCGCTGGGCATCGGTAATAGCTGTCGCTACGGCTTGCGGAGTAGCTTCCACATTCAGCTTTTGGGCTGCCTGTGCCAGCGCATCCGCTTTGGAGACCATCGCCTTGATCTCATTGATGGAGACCTGGGTAATATCGTTCTGGATTTTGGAAAGGCCGCTCTCGGCATCATAGGTGAGGTTTGCTTCATACAGTCTGCCCACCATTTGGTTGCTTGGGTTCTTCTGCACCTCCGCCGCATAAATTGCAGGTGCGGTGCCTGCGCCTTTCTCCATGCCCTCCTGCACCTGCTGCGCTACGGCAGCAGGGGAAGCATTCAGCGCCTTGCCTACACGGCTATAGGTGACGGAACGCATCGCAGCGTTGCCGCCGCCAAATACACCGCCTGCGAGAGTGCCCAGCAGGATATCATAGCCGAAGTTGTCCATCTCGTCACTGTCGCCGGTGAGGGCCTTTTCAATGGCGTAGTTGATAACATCCTCTGCGCCCTCCTCAATGCCTTCAGAGAGAGCGTCCCGCAGCCACTTGCCGCCCACGGAATTGGCGAGGTTATACAGGCCGGGGGCTTCCGCCATCAGTTTCTTGGCCACGGCCTGCCCGGCGGCAGACTTGCCCAGCGAGCCATACAAACCGCCAAACTGTTCGGTAAGCATGGAAGCGCCACCGGCAGCGGAGCCGAGTACGAATGCTGTATCCGTATTCCCGTACTTCTCATAGGCATCTGCATATTTATTGCCCGCGGCGGATGCAGCCATCACGGGCAAACCGGAGCCGGGGAGGGCCGCGTTTGCAACAAGGGACGGCACCATGTTCGAGATCGTATTGACCAGCTGCAGCGCTCCGCCCTCAACAGCACCAACGCTGGCTACATTCTTCTCGTGGCGTAGTTCTGCCTGCGTCTTATAGTCCGTGATGGGGATTTCTCTCTTATCGGCAAGCCCGGCCCGCTTTACGGCTTCGGTACCGCTTACGCCGCTATCCATCAATGCCTTGGCTTCCCATGCCTGCGCTTCCGGATTACCGGAAAGATACGAAGATGCTGCAGCGGCATACTGCCTCATGCTTTGGAATGCATTCTGCACGCCAGAAAGGACAGCATCGCCTGCCTTGAATTTATTCTCGTCCGGGTTGTAGTCCTCTACCGCTTCCGCATTTCGCTGGTTCTTCCACTGGGTATAGGCGTTCTCGTACTCAATGGCAGCCTTGTTTGCAATCTTCTGCTGCTCCTTGACCTGCTGCGGCATATTCCCAGCTCGCATATAGGCCCCGGCCTTAATTGCCGCGTCGTCCCTCTGTTTCTTAATCGCATCCAGCTGCTCCTTCATGGCATCGCTTTGTTTACGAGAAGAAGCCCCAGCAGGCGCAGCCTGGGTAGGCTGCGTGCTGGGGGCAGAGGGATTATATTGGGTAGCTTTCTTCACAGATTGAACAAGAGAGTCAATGCCGCTCCGCTGGTAGTTCTGCTCAAGCTCCGCGGCAGGCGATGCACCGAAAGATTTTTGATAGTTTTGTTCCAGCGTTTTTCTATCCATTTTTCCTCCTGTTATTCAAGTCCGAGAAGTCTTGCCGCCATTGCATCAGAATAACCGGCCCGGCGCAACATGTTGTAGGAGTCCTGCAAGGCTGCATTGTAATTTGGGTTGTCCTTTTTGGTGGTTTTTGTCTTTGCCTTCGGGGCCTTTGCCAGCCCGGCGGAATAGCTTGCCTGTGCGTTCATCTTTCCGCTCTGCGGCTCCCGGTTCGCCTGAATCATGTCAAGGTATGCCTGATTCACCGCATCGGAATAGGCGTTATCCGCATCGGCAAGGCTGCTGTTATAGCGGTTGTTCAGCCGGACATAGGAGCTTTCCGCAAGGCCGCCATTGATGCCCTCACGGGCCAGCTGCCCGGGGAGGTTCTTTAGCGCCATCTCTTTGGCAATGTACGCCCTGCGTGCATTGTCCTCTCGCTGCTGGGCCGCCTGTTTCTGCTGGGCCTCATACATCTGCTGGTTGTAGGCAAGCAGCTGGTCATAGGCAGCGGTTTGCGCATCCAGCTGCGCTTTCAGGCTCTCAAGGTATGCGTCCCGCTCGGAGGTGTCCGTCACGGTGGAGGAAATTGTCGGGGAAACTCCAGCTAGGTTAGCCTTTGCCGAAGCAAGAGCTCCGCCCTTTATCGCTGCATCTACAGCGCCCCTTCCGGGTCTACCAACAGAATCCGCAGCAGCGGTTGCTGCTCTACCTACATCGTACCCAATCGGTTTTATTGTGCGGTTGCTGCCGCCATCGTTTACAAGGGTTGTGTTCTTTCTCAGTGCCAAAATTACCCCTCCTTGTCATATGCCGCTGTGTCATACTGCTCCACAGCGGCTAAAATTCTCCCACGCAGCGCCTGCGCGCTGGCGTGTTCGGTTCTGTATTTTTCTTTGATGTCTTCCAGCTCGGCGACCAGCTTATCATAATCGCTCGGCACCTGCGTATCGTCATTGAGATACTGCCGCACCAACGCCAAAAACGCGCTCCAGTGCGGTCTGATATAGACAGGGCAGTCTTTCCTTGCGTACCAGTCATGGTGCTGGTAGACTGCGGTTTCATCCAAACCGTGCCGTTTGAGAACAGCAGCGCAAAGTTTTGCACCGTTATCTTCGGCAATCCGATTGTACTCGGCATCAGTTCCGTCCATGATGATCTCGATGGCGATGGTAGTGCTGTTGCCGGGGCCATAGTTTCCATCAGCAGCGTGCCAGCCGACCTCGCTTTCGTCAAGGTTCTGCCATGCTTCGTTCTCGTCCACATAGTAGTGGACACGGACAGACCCCATATTGCAGTTCGGGTAGGTCGCGCGGGTGTACTGCTCCGACATTGTGGTACCGCTGGGGACTTTAATCCGACCAGTATTGTGAATAGTCACACCGTTAATGGCGGATAACGCCCGGTTTGCCTTGTACTGCGTACCTTTGCGGTATGTATAACCGGCCTCGGTATAGTCTCGGTTCCATACGGCGCTATCAGGAATAAGCTTTTCACAGATTTTTACGCCGTTATCATAGCGTACATCATCGGGAGAGAGGAAAGCCATTAGGCTTCCCCCTTTCCTTCGGCATCCAAAATTGCCGCATCAGTGTGTTTGACCATGCCGGTTGTGGCTGCGTCATATGTACCATTAGCAGCCAAAGCGACAATAACAGCGTTCAGCAGGCACAGCACCACGCCCTGTACCGTCAGAGCAGAGCCGTTAAAGGCTTCGGCTCCGATGAGGATGGCCACAGAGATGATGTAAGCAAGCAGCTGGGTGTTGATGTTCTTGAGGGGGGTCTGCTTGAGGAACTGGGTAATGATTGTGACCATCATTACAGCGCCTGCGTAAGTACCAAGGGAAGTCCAAGTTACAAATTCGTTCATTTTATGTCCTCCTTAAAGGAATTTGAGTTCGCCACGAATACAGCGGTCGTGGACGCTCTTAATGTTGCGGATCGCTGCATCCGCTTTGGAATTGATGTAGACATCTTCGTGCTCCACACAGTACTCTGTGTAGTTGTCGATATCCTCCAGCACATTGTTGAAGGATTCTTCGCTGTGGTTCGCCCCACGGCGCAGCTCGTCCGAAAAGCGCAGGATGCGGATGCGGCACATATCTGCCCGGTAGCGTTCGTCAGAATCAATATGCTGTTGCAGCTTATTGTCCAAGGCTGCCATACCGGAGATAATCTGATCCTGCTTGTCCTGCTTGCAGTCAATACGATGCAGCAGCCAGCTAATGACGGTAGCCAATGCGCCGGAGCCGAGGAGGGCCAGTGCAATTTCCATGGGTTATGCCTCCTCAAAATACTGGCCTACAAGCTCGTGCGGCAGGTAATACAGCACGATGGTGCCGGTCTCATTCAAACGCTTGCAGAGGTAGGTTTTGCTGTCCTCCGGGTCGAGGTAGTACTTGCCGTACTCGTATTCCATACCCTTCGATGCCTGGATGGGGTCATCAATCGTTCCGGGAGAACTGGTGTTGACTACCACCCACAGAGCAGGAACAGCCGGGGGTTCCCAGTCTGCCTGCGAGGTGTGCGCCTGCAAGCACTTGTATACCTTGCCATCGTGTCGTCTGCGGTCACCCACCGCATACTTGGTATCAGCTTCCCATGGTAGGAACAGCATGGGGTTCTTTGCTGCATCAGCGTCAGCCATGGCACCGGTCACGCTGTCAATGCTCGTCCGAATCTCCTGCGCCTGCTCTAAGATGTCATTCCGCATTGGCTGTTTCCTCCTTTTCTTCTGTTTCTACGCCAAGGGTTTGCAGCGCTGCTTTCAGATGTTCCAACTCTGCTTCCTGCTTTGCTTTTACTTCTTTGGCTTTTTCTGTGTAATAACCCATTAAGTCACCCCCATAATGTTAAGTGCGTTGAGCATATCGGTTGTGTAAGAAACACCATCAAGTGTTTTCCACTTGCTATCTGTCTTGTCGTACAAATACGCATCCACTTTTTGTGCTATCGAATTTTCATCTCCGAGATAAACTGATATCGGATTTATGAAGATAGAGTTATTCTTGTCGGCTAAAATATCAATACCATCTTTGGAGATATCAGCAGTTATCGCCAAATCACCACTCGCCAAGTCACGCTTGTAAGGAATTGTATATAAGGTGTCGTTCAAGCAAGAATAAATATTTCCAAGGTGCGCCTCTTGGAACAATCTTGACGTGCCATTTCCGGGCTTTTGTTCGCTAACAACAACAGGGTTTATATTTGTGTCAAGGAGATTAAACCTTAACGTTTTCGATGAATAGTTTGTGCTTGAAGATGCGTTTCCCCAGCTTGCCCAAGCCAAAAATGCCGTTTCGCCATCATTTGTCAGCGACCATAGATAGCTTGACTTCATATCAGCTCCACTTTGGTATATGTCAGAATGTTCAAATGTTGTTAGGTTTATTCTTTTTATACGAGTCGTACATTCCGATACCGTTAAAGTATTGTTGTAAGCGAAATATGCAAATCCGTTATAGTATATAATGCTTGTGGCACGAAACAAATTGGTTCCAAAATAGATGGTTTTTGTAATCTTCAATAATTCAGGGTCGATAACCAACATCTTATCAACGGAGTCGTCATTAGAACCGCCAAGAGCATAAATGTATTTCCCATCTGTAACTGCACTTATATAAGCATATGAGGTAATTGCACTAATTGAAAGAGTGGTACGGTTATACCTTCCTGTTGTCGGGTCGATAATACACATTTTATCCTCGGTGTAGGCATAACCACCACTTGAATATCTCGTGTTTAGCGAATATATCTTATCTCCAACTTTAACAATTCCGCATCCCATATAGCCAATATTATATGCTGTTAAGGTTTCAACAAACTGCTTTGTTTTGAGATTGAATTTCGCTATAACAGTTCTTTCAACACTACTCGAAAATGTGTTTACGCGCACGACCCAAAGTTCATCCCCCACCATTCTTGGTGTTAAAGAACCGTAGCCAGCACCAGACTCTGGAGAAAAAGAACCAATCGATTGAAGATTCCCTGTTTGGCCATCAAAGTAGGAGATAATGGAAGTCTTATTCGGCTTTGTTGCCAGCGGAACCCATAGTTTACTTGTATCTGCGGGAGGTGTGGAGCCAAAGTCAATGTTCAAATCAGCTCCACCGCCACCCAATGTAATGGGATTTCCTAAAATACTCATATTCACCCTTTCCGGGGTGAGTATTTAGTTCACCCCTAATATATTTAGTGCGTTCTGCATATCCGCTACATAGCTTTCACCCGAAAGGGATTTCCACTTAAGGTCTTTGCTGTCGTAGAGATATGCGTTTGTAGGTTGTGCTATGTTGTTACTATCGCCAAGATAAGCCTGACGAAGATAAGCTGTAATTTTAGTGTTCTTATCGCTGATAATAGGGAATGGATTGTCAAAGCCAAAGTCAGCTTGCAGGAATAGATGATTATTCTCAAGGTTTGTTTGAATAGTAAATGTTCTTACAGATGAAACAACGGGAACAAAACCGACAACTGGAGCTCCACCAAGCACCCATAGTTTGTTTGCAATTAAACCATAATGAGCACAGTTTGTAACACCAGGAAATTCAGTCGAGACGACGGTGCCGGTATCTGTTTCCGTGTCGTATCTGATAACTTTGAATGGAGAACTTCCGCCTGTTGTATTGGTACACAGAATATAAATATACTTCGCGTACACGCAGCAAGGAGCATACTGCCCATATGTTGCTGAATCGGCGCTTGCCAAACTTACAGTCTTTAAGTATTTTTGGCTATCCAAATCATAAATTCTTAAAGAAACTTCGGATGTAGAAGAAGTTCTACCACAAATTATATATAATTTGCTTCCAACAACAACAGCACTTGATGCGTATAAGCCAGTAATTCCCGGATTCCATAGTGAATATGAATTATTTGCAATATTATAAATGCGA